GCAACTGACGCTCTTAAGATTGCTCTTACTGGCGTTACTACTGGTAGCAACGTTGTAGCAACCGCTACTGACGCATTGCTGCTCACCACTCTGACTGGAGCAACTGCTGCTTCTGGTTCAGCATCTGTAACCATTGCAACTGGTACTGGTACCACTGCAGACATCTTTGTATTCACTAAGACTACCAAGACTGGTACTGTTGTTGTTACCGCAGATGGCGTAACTACTACCTACTACGTAAAGGGTACTGCTGGTGCCCTTAACACCATTAAGGTAGATGCACCTACTGCTGCTCTTGGCACTACTGCTAAGGTAACTGTTACTGGCACTGACGTATTCGGCAATGCTGTTAACGGTTCAACCGTGGCACTTCAGGTGATTTCTGGAACTGCAACTAACACCTACTCGCTGACCTCTGCAACTGACGGCACTGCTGTCAAGGAGTTGACTGGTCTTGCTGTGGGTTCTTATGACCTAGTTGCTACTGCAACAGTTTCTGCTGCTGTTACTGGTCTTACTGCTCCTACTGGCTTTGTCCGTGGCACCCTTAAGGTTGTAGACCTTGCTGCTCTTGTAGCAGAGAAGGATGCAGAGTTGGCAGTTGCTAAGGCAACCATTGCTGATCTAACTACAAAGTTGGCTCTTGCAGAGGCTGCTGCTACTGGCAACAAGGCTAAGTACAACGCTCTTGCTAAGAAGTGGAATGCAAAGTTCCCAAAGAACAAGGTTGCACTACTTAAGTAATCGTGGTAAAATTGATTAGGGAGAGGGTTTCGACTCTCTCCCTTTTCTATCCCCAGTTTTAAAAAAGGAGTTAAAATAGATGTCACTAGATATTGTGTACTTCTCTAATTATTCTGGGAATACAAAAAAGTTCGTAGAAAAGATTGATCATGGATTTGGCAGTACTATTCGCATTCCTATTGATTGGGATGTCAGTGACCCTCTTGTTGTCGCTAACCGCTATATACTTTGTGTACCAACTTATGGTGGGGGTAGTGAAAAGTCTGCAATCCCCAGACAGGTTCGACACTTTTTAAATATCCCTGAGAACAGGGATTTGCTCCAAGGCATAATAGGCTTTGGAAACACAAACTTTGGAGAGCATTACTGCAAGGCTGCAGAGATGATTTCAAGGAAGACTGGCATTCCTATAATTGCCAGGGTAGAAATATTTGGAACGTCAGAAGACGTACAAAGAGTACAGGAGAGGTTGGAACAACTATATGGATAATTACAGTTATCACGAACTAAATGCTATGTTGAATCTATGGTCGGACGATGGCAAGATTCAATTTGATAAAGATAAGCAGGCTGCAAGAGCATACTTTTTAGATCACGTAAATCTAAACACAGTATTCTTCCACAGCCTAGAAGAAAAACTGCACTACCTGGTAGAGCACGAATATTATGAAAAAGAAATCCTAGATAAGTACTCTTTTGAATTCACTAAGGAACTATTTAAACAAGCATATGGACACAAGTTCCGCTTCCCTACATTTGTTGGAGCATACAAGTTCTACACTCAGTATGCACTAAAGACATTTGACGGTGAGCGTTACCTAGAGCGATTTGAAGACCGTGTTGTCATGAATGCTCTCATGCTTGCCAGGGGAGATGAACAGTTGGCTAAGGATCTTGTAGAGGAAATCATTACAGGTCGCTTCCAGCCAGCAACTCCTACATTCCTAAATGCAGGTCGTAAGCAGCGTGGAGAGTACGTATCATGCTTCCTGCTTCGTGTAGAAGATAACATGGAGTCAATTGCTCGTGCAGTAAACTCTTCACTACAATTGTCCAAGCGTGGTGGTGGTGTTGCACTCAACCTTACAAACCTTCGTGAACTTGGTGCTCCTATTAAGAAGATTGAGAACCAGTCTTCAGGTGTTATCCCAGTTATGAAGATGCTTGAGGATGCATTCTCATATGCAAACCAGTTGGGTGCACGTCAGGGTGCAGGTGCGGTTTACCTAAACGCCCATCACCCAGATATTATGAAGTTCCTAGACACTAAGCGAGAGAATGCAGACGAGAAGATTCGTATTAAGACCCTAAGCCTTGGCGTGGTTGTTCCTAATATCACTCTTGAACTTGCTAAGAACAACGAAGACATGTACCTGTTCTCGCCATACGACATTGAGCGTGTATATGGAAAGCCTATGAGCGACATCTCGGTTACTGAGAAGTACCAGGAGATGGTAGATAACGCACAGATCCGCAAGACTAAGATCAAGGCACGAGAATTGTTTGAGCGTATTGCTGAACTTCAGTTTGAGTCAGGATACCCATACATTGTGTATGAGGACACTGTCAATGATGCTAACCCAATTGATGGACGTATCAACATGTCAAATCTTTGCTCTGAAATTCTTCAGGTCAATACACCAACTACCTACAACAATGATTTGTCATACAAGGAAATTGGAAAGGATATCTCTTGCAACCTTGGTTCACTGAATGTTGCTAAGGCTATGGAGTCTCCAGACTTCGGTAAGACTGTTGAGGTAGCAATTAAGGCTCTCACATCAGTAGCAGACTTGTCATACATTGACTCCGTTATGTCAATTGCCGAGGGTAACAAGAAGTCACGTGCTATTGGTCTTGGTCAGATGAACCTACATGGTTACTTTGGCAAAGAAGAGATGATGTATGGAGATGAAGAGTCGATCGACTTTACTAACATCTACTTCTACACCGTTTTATACAATGCACTAAAAGCATCTAACAAGATGGCTGTTGAAACAGGAAACCCATTCGATGGCTTTGAGAAGAGTAAGTATGCAGATGGCACGTTCTTTGTAAAGTATATTGCAAACGAGTGGAAGCCAAAGACTGAGAAGGTTGCCAAGATCTTTGCTGATGCTGGCATTCATATTCCAACACAGGATGATTGGAAATATCTAGCAGGTAACGTAATGGCATTTGGTCTATACAACCAGAACCTCCAGGCAGTTCCTCCAACTGGGTCAATCTCATACATCAATAACTCAACATCATCTATCCACCCTATCGCTTCTCAGATTGAGATTCGTAAGGAAGGTAAGATGGGGCGTGTCTATTACCCAGCACCATACCTAACTAACGATAACCGTCAGTACTTCCAGGATGCCTATGAGATTGGTCCAGAGAAAATCATTGATGTCTATGCTGCTGCGACTCAGCACGTTGACCAGGGACTATCTCTGACACTATTCTTCAAGGATACTGCGACTACTCGTGATGTAAACAAGGCACAAATCTATGCCTGGAAGAATGGTATCAAAACTATTTACTATATCCGCATTCGTCAGAATGCACTTGAGGGAACAGAAATGGAAGGTTGTGTCTCATGTCAGTTGTAACAAGACCAGTTAACTGGAATAAACTAGAAGATCAGGTGGACCTAGATGTTTGGAACAGGCTTACTGCCAACTTCTGGCTACCTGAGAAAGTCCCACTAAGCAATGATATTCAATCTTGGTCTACATTGAGAGACCATGAGAAGTTGCTTACAATGCGTGTTTTTACAGGTCTAACCATGCTGGACACCATCCAGGGTACTGTAGGAGCAATGTCGCTTATTCCAGATGCTCGTACACAGCACGAGGAAGCAGTAATTACAAACATTGCTTTTATGGAGTCAGTCCACGCTAAGTCATACTCAAGCGTATTCTCAACTCTTACCTCTACACAAGAGATTGAAGATGCCTTTAGGTGGTCAGAGGACAACCCATACCTTCAGAAGAAGGCTCAGATTGTTCTTGACAGGTATCATGGTGACGACCCACTAAAGCGTAAGGTGGCTTCTACATTGCTAGAATCATTCCTGTTCTATAGTGGATTCTACCTGCCTATGTACTGGTCAAGTCGTGCTAAGTTGACAAACACTGCTGACCTTATTAGGCTTATCATCCGTGATGAAGCAGTGCATGGCTATTACATTGGCTATAAGTTCCAGCAAGCCTATAACGAGGCTACGCCAGAACGCCAGGAAGAGATCAAGAACTACACATATGACTTATTGATGGAACTATATGACAATGAGATTAAGTATACTGCTGATCTTTATGACGAGGTAGGTCTTACAGAAGATGTCAAGAAGTTCTTGCACTACAATGCAAACAAGGCTCTTATGAATCTTGGTTTTGATGCACTATTCCCAAAGGATGTATGCGATGTTAATCCTGCAATCCTTAGTGCATTATCACCAAACTCAGACGAGAACCACGACTTCTTCTCAGGTTCTGGATCTTCATATGTTATTGGAAAGCATGAGTCAACTACTGATGATGACTGGGACTTCTAAGGAGGCGATTATGGACAACTGCAAGTGTGGCGGTAACTGCCCATGTGGCAAGGATAACTAAATATATAGGAATTGGGCAACTTAGGTTGCCCTTTTTCTTTATTTAAACGATGCTATAATTATCTTGTTAGTCTTAGACTAACGAGGAGACCCCAAAATTAAAAAGACCCCAAGATTTTTAACAGCAATTTTCCTAGCATTCGGAAGTTTGTTCCTTGCTACGCCATCTCAGGCTACCCAAATGACCCTAGAAGAGGCTCAGGCTGCTCTAGTGTTGGCACAACAAGAGGTTATAGACGCAACCGCAGCCCTTCAGGCAGCCACAGACAGCGTTTCAGCAGCCATTGAGGCTAGAGACGCAGCCCAAGTTGCCTATAACGAAGCACTTGCTGCATACCAGGCTACAGAGGTATTGGTTCCAGGTACATCTCAGACCACTACTCAAAACGTAGTTCAAAACGGTACATTTGATAGTGCTGCAGGATGGTCTAACGTAGTGGCAAGCAATACCGTATATACTGGTGGAGCATCCCCAATTGCAATTAATGGCACCCTCAAGGGATCTTATACTGCAGGCATTTACATTCAGCAAACAGGAACATTCCCAAGTCCAACAAGACAGGTAACCTTTTCTGTAGATGTATTCAACTACGATACCAACGAGGGCAATAGAGCAAACAATCCTGACTATTACCGTATTGAGTTCCGTACATACAATGCTGCTGGCACCAGACTAAACTACTACAACCTTGAATGGTCACAATGGCACAACAACTGGATCACCAGGGGTGCAACCTATACCCTATCTGACGATGCAGTTAGATGGGACATTGGTTTTAGAATGCAGGATGCTGGATATTGGGCAGGTGCATTTGGTCCTGTTATGGATAACGTAACCCTGACAGCAACAATGACTCAGGCTACTCCAGATACATATACATATGGTGCAGCAGAAACAGCAGCCAAAGACGCTGCCTACCAAGCACTTCAGACAGCAAACGCAACCTTGAACAGTGCTAATACTGCTAAGAATGCTGCACAGACAAGACTTAACAATGCAAATGCCGAGGTAGACAGATTGGTCCAACTCATTACTGACCTAACCCCACACCTGGATGCACCAACAAATCTTGTAGCAACCATTGTTGACGATCATGTTGAATTGTCTTGGACAGCACCACAGGTAAATCTATCTGGGGTACAAGTAGAACGCTATGCCATTTCCTGGAGCACCACAAACTTCCTTGAGAATGGATGGGGATGGTCTCACGATCAGACAACAATCTCTATCCCATTAAGCATCCTTAATCAGTATGGTGGATTGGGAAACACATTCCAATTTGCCATTCGTGCTGACAATGACACTTTGCAAGTTTATTCTCCAAGGTCTACGTTTGCATCAGTAACTACTGTTGCACCACCTTGGTGGATGATTCAGTTTAATGAAGGCGATAGAGTTTCTATTGCTGCACCAGAAGGTTACGTATTTGATACACCAAGAGCATGGTATGGTTCGCCAACAGATCCAAACTGTGGAGCAGATGTATCTTCAATAGTTGCTGAATATATTGCTGGCAAAACATCTGGAGATTTCTATGCAGATAATGGAGCCTTTGGAGACCCATGTGGTGGAGTCTACAAAGTTCTAAGACTAAGCACACCAATTACTGCTGCTCCTGTTGTGGTTATTCCTACTCCTGAACCTACGCCAACCCCAACCCCAACTGAAACTCCTGTTATAATAGTACCAGAGCCTACACCAACTCCGACACCAGAGCCAACTGTAGAGCCTACGCCAGTACCAACGGAGGAGCCAACTGTTGAGCCAACACCAGAACCAACCATTCCATCTGAGGGAGAGCCAACACCGTCGCCTTCGCCTTCCGAGACTCCTTCTAAAGAGCCAACAGAAGTTCAGCCAGAACCGCTACCAGAACCAGAGCAAACAGAAACCCCAGAACCAGAACCAGAACCTGAGTTACGAGTAGACGAAGCGGTATCTGAAATTGCTAATCTGGTAGAGATTAAACCAGAAGAACTTACAGAAGCACAGGTAGAGCAACTAGTAGAGGCTGCCCTTGTAGTATTTGAAACAGCAGAGCAGGGATCTCCTGCATACGAACAAGCACTTGAAGCACTTGCTGTAGCAGCACAAGCAGATGACCCAGAACTGCCTACAGAACTTGCATCCATCCCACTACTTGGAGATGTTGCAGGTGCAGCACTTGACGTGCTTAATGATCTTGGTAACGTTGGTGCAGATATGGCTCCTCAAGTCCGTGAGCAGGCAGAGAAGACAATTATCGCATCCGTTATCGCAGCACAAGCAGCCATTGGTGCTGTTAGTGCAGCAACATCAGCAGCAACATCCGCAGCATCTTCATCAGGTGGCGGAACATCAAGGAGGAATAACTAATGAAAAAATTCTTGAAAGATATGCTAGATCAGGCTTGGACACTCCTCGGTATGTTCGTTGCCTGGGTAGTACTTGAAGGAAGTGCCAAGACAATTGTAGGATACTGCATCATGGGCACAATCGGACTATGGGCACTCACATACCCACTAAGAAACTCAAAGGAAGGAGATGAATAGTATGGTAAAAACAGTAGCAGACATTTTTGCAAGAATGCTTGCAGTATTTGTTATTTCAGCATTGGGAGTCCTCGGTGCTGGAGCAGTAGCAGGAGTTGACGTACTCCAGGCAGTTGCCATGGCAGGTCTACTTGGTGTTGCTAGGGTCCTTGAAGACCTGGCAAAGTCGTTCCTGCAGGATGGCAAACTAACACAGGCTGAGATCAATGCAGCATTCCGTAAAGAGCACAGACGTGCTGAGGAAGAAGACGGACAATAAGTTTTAGTCAACCCCTTGACAGCCCTCTCTATCTGGTATACAATATATATATCAATAGAGAGGGTTTTCTAATGGATGAAAACAAAGACCTAGAACTTTGGGATTGGCTACAAATTGGCATTGACAAAGGCTGGGTAACAGAACCATTCTGCTACACTCATGATGGTGACCCATACATGACTGAAGAAGAAGAAAAAGAGTGGGAAGATGGCGGAGATCCATGTGCCCCAGTTATTAAGTTGTTAGGATAACATGATTAAAAGTATTGCAATTGTTTCTGGCATAGTTCTTGGGCTGACTGGGGTATCACCAAGTTATGCAGAAGAGAAGCCATCAGTAGTAATTATTGACAGTGGATTTGATAGTGACCTGCTAAATCCGATCAAGGAAGTCTGTATCCTAACAGTCAAATACTGTAATAACAATCAGGCTTTTGACGATTCAGTCGGTGCTTCTGATACCACAATTAAGATTAGAAATAACTGGCTTGGAGAATGGTCGCACGGAACCAAGATGGCAGACATTGTTCGTCAGGTAAATCCTAACGTAAACATTATCTTGATTCGTAATGCTATTGTTCTTCCATCTGGTGCCATTAATATTGGTGGAACAAAAGAGTTTGAGTTGTCGCTAAAGTGGGTAAGGGATAATGCTAAGAAGTATAATATCTCAGCAGTGTCATTCTCACGTGGATCAAATGCTTGGACGAAGACAAATAAGGGGTGTCCGATTGAGCAAGGGGTGCAGTCTGAAATTGTTGGATTGCAAAATATTGGGGTGGCGACAATCATTGCTGCTGGTAATGATGGCAACAAGGTAAACGTTAGTTATCCTGGTTGTATTCCAGAGGCTGTAACCATTAGTGGAATCTACTCTCAGAACTATACTCCAAAGATTTGGTCTTCGTATCGTGAGACACGTGGCACTAATTCAGGAGCCTTGACAGACTTCTTTGCGTATGGTAACTTTAAGACTATCGCAGGACCAGTTGCAGAGTCTACATCTTCGTCTGCTGCTGCCTTTGCAGGGTACTGGAGTAAGGTCTGGAATGGATCTTATGGAAATACTTATAACAAAATTAGTTCTAGTGCTTTACAAAAGTATGTGAACGTGCTACAATAGTTTTACAATAAAATAGAGAACATGACCACAAAACTGGCAAGACCACTGCAGAAAGGCTTGTTGTAGGATGTGTGAGGTAATTACTCTGGCGAGATGGGCGTTGTCGTTCCCATCACTTTCCTCCTTAACTCAGTTGGTAGAGTGTTCGGCTGTTAACCGAAATGTCGTTGGTTCGAGTCCAGCAGGGGGAGCAATAGGAGTCGCACTCCTAGGAGGCTGATATACCTTCGTAAACGTATATTCGGTTTGACTAAGCATACCGAGATCTTAATAGACTGGGAATCTAAAAGTTTTAGCGTTGGCTCTATGAACCTTTGTAGAGACGTTTTACTGGTAGCGAAATTATCAGTCAGTGAGCAGAGGTCGCTAACTCTGGCTCACATCTGGATAGGTAGTTTAATGGCAAAACTGCAAGGAACGGCAAGTTGGGAGTTCGACTCTCCCTCTATCCACAAACACAGAGACGACGGTTTCTGTGGAGTATGGCTGAACAATCCTCAGAGTCAAATGGGGAGGATAAGGCACTGTCTGATCTTAGCGGATCATCTTAGCGGATAAAGGGCAGGTGTGCTCAAAAGCGGATCTTACTGGACCGTATTGACTAGGCACTGGTGGTAAAAGGCAATCCACCTACTCACTTTTGGCTTCGTAGTTCAGTTGGTTAGAACGCCACCCTGTCACGGTGGAGGTCGTGGGTTCAAGTCCCATCGGAGTCGCTCAAGATATAGATCTGAACAATCTATATTGAGATAGGTGTATCCGAAAATGTCGCTGTCCCAGCGGTAGGGTGAAGGTGTTCAGACTCATGGACCCAATGTCTATGCGAGGACTAGGATACACAGCCAATGGCAGGTATTCTGTTGAAACAGCGATGCACGATTGGCAAACGCCACCTTAACTCAGTCGGCAGAGTGCCATACTTGTAATATGGATGTCGGGAGTTCGATTCTCCCAGGTGGCTCTAATGCTATAATAGTATTAACAGGAGGTCATTAACATGGCAAAAGCACAATTTCCAATCGATGGTAAACTTGGCAAAGATTTCAAGGCTACCTCGCTTATGGGTATGAGAATTCACCCAGTAACAAAACAAAAGAAGCACCACAACGGTACTGATATCTGGTCACCGCACGAGCCGTGCTGGATTGAAGCACCATATGACGGCAAGGTTCTAGAGGCAAAGAAGTCAACTGCAGCAGGTGGTGGCTTTGGTAACTACGTCATTCTTCTACACCGCATCAATGGCAAGGACTACACATCTCTATATGCACACATGCAGGATGGATCTATCAAGGTGAAGAAGGGTCAGAAGATCGAAGCAGGTACGCCTCTAGGTAAGATGGGCACTACTGGTATGTCAACTGGCAAGCATCTTCACTGGGAACTTCGTCTTGGTAAGCAGCACATCTGGGATGCTAATGGCAAGAACTACATTGAGCCTATCGCATTCTTTAAGGCACTTATTGCACAGGAAAAGGCAATCGCATCTGCAGCGGTAGTTGCAACAGAGGATGATCCAGTAGCACCAGCACCAACACACAGCGAAGCAGGTGCAGTTGCAGTTGAAAAGGCTATTGCACCGAAGGCAACACCAGCACCAGCACCTGTTGTAAAGGCACCAGCGAAGCCAGAACTAAAGGGAACCCTAAAGAAGGGTTCTAAGAATGGTCTCGTAGCCTATCTACAGAAGTCTCTCAATGTTGTTGGAGATACTCCAGGAGTCTTTGGAGAGAACACACACAAGGCTGTAGTGCTTCTACAGAAGAGAACAAAACTAACTGCTGACGGTATCGTTGGTCCACTAACGTGGGGAAAGATTAAGTAATATGCCTACCTATGAATACGTATGCAAGGCGTGTGACAACGTCCTGACTGAAAAACGAAGCATTCACGATCCATCACCTGAGCACATGTGTGAAAAGTGTGGGTATAGGATGGTTCAGGTGATTGGTGGCATTGGCATTCAATTCAAGGGTAGCGGATTTTACAGAACGGATAAGTAATGGTAGAGACAAAAGAGTGGGTACTTACTGCATCTGATCGTTGCGATGGCTATGAGTGTAGTGCTCAAGCCTATGTTCAGGTAAAGGGTATATCTGGAGAACTAATGTTTTGTTCACATCACTTTAACAAGGCTGACGGAGATAAACTTCGTGCATTTGCCTTTGAGATTATTGATGAACGAGATCGCCTAATTGAAAATAGGCTACAAGGAGAAGACTAATATGTATGAATATTTTGTTAAAGAGGTAACCAACGTAGTAGATGGAGATACCATTGACGTTGTAATTGATCTAGGGTTTGATATCCTGTTCCAGAGCCGTGTACGCCTGGCTGGTATTGATACCCCAGAGTCACGAACAAGTGATAAGGCTGAAAAGGCTCTTGGTCTAGAGGCTAAGGAGTATCTTAAGAAGCACATCAAGGCTGCTAAGAATATCGTAATCCGTACAGAAAAGATGGATTCATCTGAAAAGTATGGTCGAATTCTTGGCTGGGTATATCTTGACGGTGATTCAGAGTCAATCAACAATAAGATGATCAATGACGGCTATGCCTGGGGTTATCTTGGTGAGACAAAGATCAAGGACTTTGAGGTCCTTGCTAAGGCTAGAGCAAAATCTGGTAAGTAACTATGGAATACGTTGTTGGTTCTGTCACAACCATTGTGACTATTCTAGCAGTCCTGCTTGTCATTAAAAAGATAAACAGTTCTAAGGTAAAACCAACAAAAATTTTTTATAGCCAGAGTAATATCTACGAAAGAATTAAGCCTGCTATCCCATTCATGCCACCAAAGCCAAGAGAGTCTCAAGCATTTGCTCACCGCAAGACGCAGATGGTGAGGATTGTCATGGTTGGTGGCAAGGCATACTGGATCTATGAGAATAGTTTGGTGCAAGCACCAATAGGTGAAGATGGCATTGTTGACTATTCATCAGCAGAGCCTATTGACACAATGGCTATGGATAAGGTAGAATTGGATAAGATTAGTTTTATCGTAGAAAAGTTGACGGAAGGAAATGACGATGATCGTAGCAATTCAAGGCACTAAGACATTTGACGACTATCAAATATTTCTAAGAGCAATGGGCACTGCCCTAAGAGATCTGCCAGAAGACGACAAGGACTTCCTTGTATTCTCTGCAGGTCCAATGAAGATTAATTCGTTTGGTCAAGAGTTCTGCAATATCACAGAGCGTACTCTAAAAACCAAGGGTATTAAGATTAAACTTGTTAAGGTTCCACCATCATGGATTGATGCAAACCTTAGCACCATAGACTACTTTGCCTTTTTCTCCAAACCAAAGGAGACTTGGTCAAAGCAGGCACAACATGCACACGACAAAGATGCAAATCTTTGGGTGTACAGATACTAACAATAACATCTACAACAGGAGAGTGAAATGATTATCAAATCACTTGAGCAAATGGAAGAGATTGTCAAGAATAACGACAACCTTTCATGGGACGGCTGGACTGTCCTAGAAAACAAAACCGAAAACGGCATGATGTCTAAAGACGGAGCATTCGTTGATGGCAAGTGGATCGTACAGAAACGTTACGAGGCAACTGCTAATGGTTGGGAGATTCCAAATAAGTTAGTTGGCTAAAAATGGATAGACATAACTGGAAAAAAGATGCAGCGTGTCTAGGCATGGAAACCAATACCTTCTTTGATGAATATGAAGAAAACCCAGAAGAAAGACAATTTGTTGATTCGATCTGTGCAGAATGCCCAGTTCGTAAACAATGTTTTGCATCAGCAGTCACAACTAAGGGCTGGGGTGTATGGGGAGGTGTCTACTTTGAAAACGGTAAGATATCTAGAGAATTCAATAATCATAGGTCAAAGGCTGCTTGGGCTGAGACCTGGAAGAGTCTAACATTGGATATTAAGAAATGATGTACACAGATGAAATGCGTAGGGCGTTTAGATCGTTAACGCCTCCCAAAAACTTCTGGGTAGAGGTAGTAGATAATGAACACTTCCTAAGCGTAGTAGCAAAGGAAGAGGTATTCATGCGATTGCTTGATGAAGAAAAGCGTAGTGCAATTGAATACATGGTCAAAGTCAAAAAGGCTCTAGAAGACAATGGGGCAATCGTTCTAATAGTTCGTGAAGGCGGTAAACCACTATGATGTATGACGTAATTGCTTTTGTACTAATGTCAGTTATCACTGTTGGTGCTATCACATATGCTATCTTTGCTTATTTTAAGAATAAAAAACTTTTGAAGGCAATAGTTGAAGCATATATTGAAAAGACTGCACTAGAAGATATGATTAAAGACCAGGCTATCAGAAGCCTAGATAACGTAGATCAAGGGGATGGATTTATAAAGTTCCTGTCTGACTCTCGTGAATGGGCTTTTAATTATATTGACACTGTACAGAATGAAATATTCGTATTGAAAGAAAAATACGATAACAAGAAGGCACTTGATGAAACACTGCAAAAGTTGTTTGACATGTTGCCAGAAAACAACAAGGAGAAATAAATGAACGCACAACTAAAGGCATTGCTTGCATCGTATGGACGCTCAGTCCTTGGTGCTGCACTAGCACTATACCTTGCAGGTACTCCGCTAGAGGACCTAGTCTACTCTCTGTTGGCTGCTTTGGTTCCAGTAGCACTACGCTACGTTAACCCAAAGGATCCAGCATTTGGTAGAGTGTTGCCACCTGTAGAAGAGGTTGCAGAGGCATTGAAGGATGTTAAGGTAGTAAAGGCTCCAGCAAAGAAGCCAGCAACTACTAAGGCTCCTGCAAAGAAGCCAACTACTCCAAAGAAGTAGTTAGTAGATAAAAAGATAGCCAGGGGAAACCCTGGCTTTTCTTTTAATGTTGTGATATTGAATCATACCTAATATAGATATTGTTATACTTAGCCTTACGTAAATTTTGGCACAAGACAACCATCTCACAGTCAAACTCTTTAGTCACATCATTGACCCAACCATGTCTTACACCTTCCTGGAAAGGTTTAGCACGGTATAGGCATAGACCATTTGAGGTAGAGTAATAGGCTCCGTACTGCTTAGTTTCCCAACCATCCTCTAATTCACTCCTAGTTGAGTTAAATATTGCAGAGGTTCTGGTTGCCCACCAATCATAGTGCTTACCGTTTCTTCTAAGAGATACTGCAGAAACAACGTCAAAGTCTGGCTCTAACTTATCAAACTCTAGTAGTTTTCTTACTGATGCAACATCGTACTTATTGTCACCTTCGATCATTAGCACATAGTCAACGGTATCAATCAAGCCACCAGCCTCAATAGCCTTGTTCCTAGCGTTAGATAGATTCTCCACCCTGGTAGCATCCTTGACAGATCCAAAGTGCTTAGTCTTTATGTTCTCAGATATAATGGATACCCCAGAGAAGATAGACCAATCTTTTTCAAATATCTTTTTCTTTGTTCCATCATCAGAGTCATTCTCATATATAGAGATGTAGAACTCAAAGTCTGGACAGCCATCTACGATAGCCTTTACCTGTGAATAGTATCTGTCGAAGGTATCTGCATTATTTCTCACAATAGAGTACAGCAAAACCTTCTTTCTATTTTTGGGAACTACAATCTTATCTTGCTTCTTTTTCTTGGCACCAGACTGTAGGACTTCCTCAATAAAAGAAGCATAATCTTTCTTAACATTTTCCCAGTCGTACTTATCAAACACCTCTTGAGTGCCGTCAATAAGTTTGCTAAACATTTTTTGATCTTCAAGATATTTAACTGCCTTGACATTGGCTTCAGTAGAGTCTGCAACAATCATAGACAGTTTAATCTCGTTATCGTCAAATCCCCTGGCACCAACGGTAGATGTAATAATCGGAATACCATACCCCAAAGCCTTCATCATCTTAAGATGTGTTCCAGATCCAGACTCCATAGGATTAATGAAGGCAAATGACTCTTTAAAGTATCTGTCAAGTTCATCATCAGATACTCTACCCAGAACCTTAACATTTTTTGGCAACTTATCCTTAATAGCCCAGCCAGCATCACCACAAATTACAAAAGTATAATCCTCAAGTTCCTTTGCAATAGGTACAATGTTTCTAGCAGCCACGCCATTTGGTGGATGTCCAGAGCCAACAAACATAATCTGCTTTGACTTATGCCTAACTAGACTATCTGTAACAGTAGATCGTGGTCCACCATTTGGAATAAACTTTGCAGTTAGGCTATCAATGTCATACAATTCTTTCATCTTTGCATAGTCATCGTGCGAACAGAAGGTCATTGCAGTTGCTGAATAAAGAGCGTTGCCTTCCATAGTCCTTGTTCTATCAATGTCTGCAGATCCAGCAGGGTACAGTTGTTGTGCCATATGCAACTCACAATTATGAGAGTTATAGACAACAGGAACGCCAGAGATGTCTGCTGCAAATGGAGAAGCAGAGGCATGGTCAATAACAACCAGGTCTGCATATGGAAGAATCTCTTTGAGTTGGCTTCTGTATTTTTTTAGCGATGGGAAAAATCTAGTGATGGCAAGATCACGGTTCTTGCTTGGCAACTTGTCTACATACTGCTTTTGATTTCTTAGGGTGCTGTGGTCAACACCAATATGAATATGTTTTAGTTTGTTATTGATTTGCTTCTGAAACTCTTTAGTATCCCATCCAAAGGATAGAACTACAACATTGTGATCTGACAATGCTTCGATTAGGGTTGTTGTTCTTTCTGCACCACCACTATCTTTGTGGAGTTCTGCTCTACCAAGATTGGCTGTTAGGACTAATATATTTGCCATATAAAACTTTCTACTATACAACAATTATAGCATCTGCTATAATAGTTATGCCTGCCAATTGGGGGCAATTAACTCGCTAAATATTAGGAGATGATAATATGTATAAAACATATGCACACACAGGAAGAGACCTCTTCCCATTCGGAAGCCTTGCTCAGGAATTTGAGAAGGCATTCAATCAGCCAGTAAAGGCATCTTACCCACCATACAACGTAATTAAGGTAGACTCTGACGAGTGGATCCTTGAGTTCGCTGTTGCTGGTCTAAATAAGAATCACCTGGATGTAACTGTTCACAATGGTGTTCTAACAATTAAGAACAATACTACAGATATTGACTTGCCAGAAGGTCAGGAGTACCTTCACAAGGGCATTGCCAATCGCAAGTTTGTTCGATCATTCACCCTGCCAGAGCACACTGAGGTTCTGAAGGCTGAAACTCGTGACGGTATTCTAAGCATCACTCTAGTACGAGTAGTACCAGAGGAAAAGAAGCCAAAGACTATCGAAATTAACTAGCATTATCTCCTGGGTACGAGTTTAAACTGCCCAACATTATGCTATAATAATAGGTATGGAACAACTCATTCAAGCCCTCAAGGTACTTCTAGCAGATACGGTGGCTCTAAAGTATAAGGCTCAAGGCTATCACTGGAACGTAGAAGGCGATGACTTTAAGCCTTGGCACTCATTCTTTGGAGATGTCTATGACAACATGGAAGACGCTACTGATGGCTTTGCAGAGTGGATCCGTATGCTAGACGTAGAGCGTTATGCTCCGTTTAAACTTTCAAGATTTATGGAACTAACAACTGTTCCAGAGACTGAGGTAAACTCAGACCCAATGATGATGGCTGCTGATCTTGACGCTGCTATTTATATTGTTACAGAAAAGATTGTTGCTGCTATCAATGTGGCTACTGCTAACAATCAGCACGGTCTTGCAAACTTCTTGGCTGACCGACAGACTGCACACCAGAAGTTCTGCTGGCAGTTGAAGGCTTCTCTCAAGGAAGTTGAGCAAGACTAATGCCTGCAGGCAAGGGTCGCTATACTGTTGGTGCCAAGGGCACACATGGATGTGAAGGTTACCCAGTAGTTGGTGGAGAAGGCAAGGTCCACGGATGCCATGCTACTGAGGCAGAGGCACAGGCACAACAAGCAGCAATTTATGCAAGCCAGAACTCTGAAAAGTATGACATGCCTTGCTGTCCAGATGAATCTTTAGATAAGGCTGCTCCTTGCTGGGACGGATACGTTCAGCGTGGCATGAAGCCAGGAGACAACGGTGCAATGGTTCCTAACTGTGTGCCTGTTGAGAAGGCAGATGATCTATTCGAAGATGGAGACGATGTAGTTTATGAAACAGATTCTGTGGAAAAGGCTGATGGGTATTCTCCTCCTGCTGGTGCTAGGAGTGCTGCACGTCGTGCAATCAAGTTCAAGGAAGATGGCAAGGCTAATGGTGCTGGTACGGCAGTGGGCTGGACGAGAGCAAGACAACTAGCAAACGGTGAGTCGCTATCCCTAAGCACTGTAAAACGCATGTATTCCTACTTCTCACGCCACGAGGTGGACAAGAAGGGTAAAGACTGGGGCAACACTGCAAACCCTTCTAATGGCTATATTATGTGGCTTGCATGGGGTGGAGACGCAGGATTCTCTTGGTCACGTGGCATTGTGCAACGTGAGATGGACAAGGCATTGTTCTCTAACTTTGGTAAAGATTACACAAAGTCTGTTAGTCTTGACGAAGTATTTAAGTCATTTGGCTATCCATCTGCAAACAATCCTCTACCAGCCAAACACTCTGGTCCAAATACTGCTCCGTCTGGTGTAGTTAATCATCCAAAATCAACTCAAGAAAATATTTGACAATCGTTGATCAATCACCTATAATAATATAGAAGGCATGAACGGCTGTCCCTAATTGGTGGGAGAGGTCGTAACTCTTCAACCCTCCTAGCATCACTCAACGATATTTCACTGGAGGGTTCTTGGTCCCATAGTTTATCGGTTAGAACGTCGCCCTTTCACGGCGATAGGAGGGGTTCGACTCCCCTTGGGACTGCTATTGGAAGATTGCCAGAGTGGACTAATGGAACAGTCTTGAAAACTGTCGTGGTGAGAGCCACCAAGGGTTCGAATCCCTTATCTTCCTCCACTAGGGGCACAAGCATTAAGGTGATGCAACGGACTTTTAATCCGTGGAACAGGGATCGTTCCCCTGGTGCCCTACTATTCCCCCTTCGTCTAATTGGCAAGACTCCAGGTTTTGGTCCTGGCTATAGAGGTTCGAATCCTTTGGGGGGAGCGTCAAAAGGAGACACATGTTTATATCAAAGACAAAACTGGAAAAGATCAAGAATCAGTCCTGGCAAGAGGGATTTGACAATGGTCGTAAAAAAGCGGTAAATGAAACAAGAAAAGTATTCCTAAAACTATTGACTAAAGAGGTTGATTTGGGTATAATTGATACTACAAAAGGTCTCAATAGAGCAATAGAAATCATACGAAAAGGAAAGCAATAATGCATAGCGGAGAAACCCTATTTGACACAATCCTAGAAGTAACTTTTGGACTAGAGCATATGGTATCAGAATTTTTCTGGAATGCTGTATTCCTTTTGGTAGGCTTCGCTGTATCTAAGGCGGTAGCACTACGCAAGATTCACAAGTATATTGACGACAAGCACGGTGTAGAACACCAGAAAGACGAGTATTAAAATGATTAAGCCACTAGAAGACAAGGTAGTTGTAAAGCCTATCGTAGAGACAGAGAAGAAGTCTGCATCAGGTCTTATTATCTCTTCAGTTGAGAAGGAAAAGCCTACCGAGGGTATCGTAGTAGCAGTTGGCAACGGTGCAACGTTTGCAGATGGAACCAAGATGACCATTGACCTGAGCGTAGGTGACAAGGTTATCTATTCTAAGTACAGTGGTACTGAGATTGAGCACAATGGAGAAGATCTCGTAATCCTTCCATACCGTGACATCTTCGCTGTGGTAGGTGAGTAGTATGCCAAAGATCGTACTAGATAACCTGCCACCAGCAGAAGCAGCAGCCATTGAGGCTGTTATGAATGAGGGCAAGATGCAAGCATATGAGGAACTCCTTGAGCACCTTGAGAGAGAGCACTTCTCTGCAGGCTCAGAGGATCCATATTATGCCTATTACGTCAAACACATCATTGAACTAGTACACGAAAAGTATGACCCACTTATCAAGGCGGTAGAGGGCTAAATGCTTGACTGGTCAGTCATTGTCGGGATGATAACAGACGTAAACCATA